GAAAAGCAGAGTAGTCGCTTTTATTGGACTATTTATACTCTGGTAGCAACTATCGGATTTGTTAATATTTATTTATGTATATTTTTGTATATTTTTATTTATGTATATTGTTCCATTTTTAAAAAGAGTCTGACTAAAAAGATTCTTATAGATGAACTTAAAGAACGTAATGACTCACTTCCCCTCATTATTCGTAGTGCAAGGGATAAGTATGCCAAGGCTATTTGCTACACATCTGTGGGCTTAGCCTCATTGTACATTCTGTCCAAGATTTATAAAGGATGGAAGAGTTTACAACAAGAACACGGTTCACTCGAACCTAAGAGCGAAGCTGATATTAAACAGCGTGACTCTGAAGTCGATGTTTGGACCCCTGTTACATTCAGACCGTTGCCATTGAGTGAATTTTCGCGTGATATTGATATGGATGGATTATCCTCCATAATTGATAAGAATTTGCGATATTTATCGGTGGATAATGGTACTAATATCTTGATGGCTAATATGCTCTTTTTACGTTCCAATATTGTTGTTGTGCCTAATCATTATTTTGATGGAGTAGATGCTCTCAAGATAACAGCACGACGATCAGAGCCAGACAAAACTGGTGGAAAATTTGAGACATTGTTGCACGTCAGTGCTTCATATCTCATACCTGATACAGATTTGCGGATTTGTTATTGCCCTTGTGGTGGTACTTTCCGAGATTTGGTCAAGTATTTCCCAACAGGTCCCCTCAATAAACTCGCATTCAAAATGATGTGGAGATCGAAGGAGGGAGGTTTGATTCAGGCCTATGGGGCTGGTATCCCAAAACTTACCAACAATGGTGCCCAACAATTCATGGGTATCGAATACACAAAATTGTCTATGGACACATTTGCAGGTTTATGTGGAGCAGTACTATTGTCAGAAGGCAAGGGTAATGCTGTGTTAGGATTTCACTTAGGTGGGATCGCTGGCACGCCACGTGGATGTGCGGGCACCTTGTGTCAGAAACAAATTCTCGAAGCTATCACTCATATTGAGAGCTTGGAAGGCGTTTTGTTGACCGGTGTTGCATCTAAATTTGAACCTCAGTGCATGGGTATGAACATTATGACCAATGAGAAAGTTCACCCTAAGAGTCCCATTAATTTTCTTCCACGCGAATCTCAGTTTGAATACTTTGGAACGTGCATAGGAAGATCCACATATACATCTGATGTTAGGAAGACCCCGATTTCAGATGCGATTACCAAACACTGTGCTCAGGATAACATTTGGGGTAAACCTAAGTTTAATCCGGAGTGGTTTGGGTGGTCAACTTGTTTGAATAATGCTAGTCACACTGGTACTGC